GGTGGTGACCACACAGCGCCGAGGCTCACAACCACGGGTTGTCAGACCGACGCTGCTTTCGTGGATTCACCACCAATGGACCCTCCGGCGCCGATGTCGCGGTTTTCGGCGCGCCGATGCCAGCTTCCTTCCGAACTTTCGCCCAGTCCTCCGCGGACCACTTGTGAATCAGCAGCACATACGAGGCCGCTCTCGCGTAAACCCGGCAGTCCAACGCTTCATTGCGGCCGTTCTTGCGGGTGACCTCCCAGACGTGGTTGCGCCGGCCGCGGTGATACACCGGCACCAGCTCTTCGGCCGTCAACTGCTTGAAGTACTCCTCGGGATATTCGGGAAAATGGCACCAGCCCCAGGGCATTTCCGCGCCTGATTCGCCGGTCGGCCTCTCCTGTTTGAGCCAGCCATATAGCTCCTCTTTGATTTTCGAAACGCCGATCGGCCACAGGTTGAGCGCGACCCTGCTCTTCTTCCCGGCCTTCGTGGTGCCCACTTGGGTCGTGGTGCCCACAACCTGGGCATAGCCTTCCTTCATGCCCTTGACGGCCATCACTCGCGACGGCGGCCACTTCGAACACCACTGGTAGACCGTGCTGGTCTGGTCGCCCGTGTCCACGGCCATGATGCGGATCGAGAGCTTCCCGCCCAGCTCGTGTTCCCACTCCTCGCTCAACATGTCGCCCAGGCGCTGCCATGGGCTGTCGGTTCCGTCGAGCTGGCTGGTGTCTCCGCCAAACACGCGATAGCCGACGGACCACGATTCCATACGCGGGCCAAAGGCGACCACTTCCACCTCGAGGCGGTTCCGTTGCACGTCGACGCCGGCAAATAGAACCGATCCGCCGGCCGGGACGACGTCCGCTTTGAATTGCTCGCGACGATCGTAGAGCTTCTTCCACTCGGGCTTGTCGCCTTCGCCCTTGTAGGTCTCGCCGATCGTCGTGTTGATGAAGGTCTTCTTCTCCTCGGTGTTGCCTTTGCACGCGTCCCACTCGGCGGCCAGGTGTTCCCAGGTGGCGTTGGCCGCGTAGCTGTACGCGGTCCACAGATGAAAGCTCGCGTGACCCTTCACCGCCGGGTTCTGCGCGACCCACCCGAATTCGGCGCGGCCCTCGCGCTGGCGCTTGGCCGCCTCCTCGACCATCCACCGCTTCTGGTTGTGGCTGATGTGGAACCCGCAGTGCTCGCACTCGTAATGCACCGTCGACGGATCGCCCTCGGTCCAGTGCAGTTGCTCCCATTTCATGAACTGCGGCTTGTCGCAGTTCGGGCACGGGACGCAGTAGCGGCGCTGGTCGCCTTGCTCGAACAGGCGCTTGATCCGGCTCGTCGATTCGAGCGTCGGCGTGCTGCCCGCAACGATTTTGCGGTTTCCGAAGGTCTCCGTGCGCTTGGTGGCGAGCCTGATCTGGTCTCCCTCCTCGCCCGCGGTGAGTGCCCAGCCGTCGACCTCGTCCATGAAAAGCGCGCGAATCGACGTGCGGCGGAACCCGCGCGGGCTGTCGGCGCCCACCATGTGCAGCATCCCGCCTGGGAACTTCTTCTTCAGAATCGTGTTTCCTCCGTCGCGCTTCGCGGCGGGGCTAATGAGCCCCGACAAGATCGGCATGTCGCGCACCATGGGCTCGATCTCTTCTTTGCTGTAGCCCTCAGCATCTCCGATCGTCGGCTGCACGATCATCACCGGGCATGGGTCCTGCGCCACGTACCAGGCCACGCCGAAGTTCATCATCTTCGAGAAACCCACGCGGGCACTCTTCATGATCGTGACCCGCTCGATTCGCGGGTCTCCGATCGCATCGAGGATTTCGCGCTGGTAGGGATACGGCCGGTATCGGCCCACGTCCGCGCTCGACTCGGGCGAGAGGCGCGCGTGCTCCTCTGACCACTGGGACAGCGACAGGCGCGGAGGTGGACGCCAGAGGGCGCGGAGATCGGGGGCGAACGAAAGGGCGGCGGTCACTTCAGATCTGCGATTCTGCGCAAGTCATACGGAGCCGGATGGATCACGCACGACAACCCGTTCCAACAAAACCGAGTTGCCCCCCTTAGGTGTTCTTTGACGAAGACCAAATCAGAAGCACTGGCAACGGTTCCAGAATCTGCGGGTTTCCTTCTCACGTGCTCGCGCACGAAGTTCCTCAGCGCATCTCTACGGGTTTTTCCATTGGGAACATCGCGAAACCTGAACATCTCACGGCAACCAAGAGGGGTCGTCGGAAGACTAATCGACAGCCCGCCCTCGGTTCCGATGCTGACCCTCCAGTCGTAATCGCGAGTGATGGCAATTCCTGCGGCGCTGTTTATCCCATCGCGAACCTCGCGCACCTCGTCTCTGTTTGTAACCGGCCTCGGATACCGTCCCGGCTCGGTTCCTCCTATTGCGAACCAATCCGCGCAGTCGTCCGTTGTGTAGAACGTCCTAAATGAGCACCATTTTCCGTCTTCTGTAATCAGTCCAACGGCTCTCTCCACGGTGTATTTTTTGAAGAACCCGCGCGTTTTTCCTCTGCAATACCCACGGCCAACACTTCTGATCCTGACCAGGTTCCACTGATCTTCTCTCGGAACTCCGGCGGTTGAGTTGCACGAATCGACAAGTGCGCACACGTCGATCGTTCCAACGTCGCTGACCTTAGAATCTCCGAAAAATCCATCATCCGGCTTGGTTGAAGACGTCCACTCAAGCCAGCGAGTAGCAAGAGGCAGGGCGTTTGCAAAATGCTCTATTCCAAACTCGCGCGCAAACCCGCGAGCGACCTTTGGCTTGTCCCGCATTATTACCGACGCGATCTGGCCTATGGCCTGATCAAACGATTCGACTTCACATTCCATCTTCTGGTCCTTTCTCTGCAGCTTCATCACGCGTTTCGATCGCTCCCGCTGCGAGACCTTCGAGCGCTTCACGACACAAGTCCTCGATCGTCATCACGTCGTCGACGGTCAAGTGCGGGATGCGGCCGCGGGCCCGGCGGCCGATCGCCATGATCGAGGTCTTGGCCTCTTGAATCTGGCGCCCAAATATCTCCATCGCCTGCGCCACTTCGATCACGAGCCCTGATTCCTTTTCGAATTCGAGCCGCGCGAGCTTGGCCTTGTAGCCTTCGAACTGAAGACGAGCCGCCGCGAGGCTGTCTAGCGGGTCGACATCGTGAGCGTCGGAATCCGACTCTGGGTCGGACGCTGGCTCGGTTGGCTCGGTTTGCGGATCGCCCTTGGAAGCTCGTCGAGATCGCGCGCTCAGGTGACCGTTGACCCTGCATGCCTCCGCGCTCGTGTGCCCAGGCCGACTGTCCCAAGCAAGCGTAGCCCGCCGGACGTCCTTGATCTCTCCGACCCGCTTCTTCCCTTGTTTCTTCCATGTCACGAAAGCAGCAAGGGGTCCGTGCTTGGCCGCATGGGACACCGCCTGGCGAGTAACGCCTTTGCGGCGAGCAAATTCGGCCAGCGTCACGCCCTACAACCCCTCGGAGTCCACGCATCGAACGAGGCTCGCCGCCCGTCGCGCCGCTCTTTCCGTGCGCGTGACAGCGAGGAAAAAGGCGCCAGGTGCCCCAGGGATGACAAACGAGATGTCAAACCTCGCGGTTTCCATTGAGAACACATTTGGCGGGGTCGCCCGCGTCCGCATTGCACTATGACGCATGGGGCCGGTACCCCCGTTGTCGCACTGCTCTTGAGGCGATTTCATGCGCTGCTCTTGTCTCAATTGACGCATCGTCTTGAGGCCTTCTTTTGGGCTGTCGGTGCGCCGTTCGCCCGTCACGTTTCGCCCTCGCTCTTGCGTCTATTGGCGCTATCCCTGGCCTTGCGCACGCTCGATCGATCCACGAGACCACGACGCTTGAACACCTGGCGCACCAACTGGACCGCCTCATCGCAGACGTGCCAAGCGTGGTCGTAGCTCAGCCCCATGATGCGGGCGAACTCACCCAGCGATAGTCGCTCGTCCTTCTCTGGGTCATACGCGCCCGACTCGTCCAGCTCGATTGGTATCGCGCTCACTCGGTCGGCAACGTCGAGGGCACACGTCTCGGTCATCTCTTCGATCGGCGTCTTGGGGTGATTGAACTTGATCGACCCATTGTCCTCGTTCACGTCGATGGCTAGGTGATACCGGCAACCCGCCCATGGGCACGGCCTCTCGCCTCCTCTGCACTCGCCGCGCGTCCTTGGCCGTTGCACATCGCGCGGGTACTCGACGATCTCACCGTTGGTCAGCGCCTCGACGTCGAGGCCCGGCAGCCAGGCCGTGAGCAAGTCGCGCGTCTCGTGAGCGCCCAGCCGCTTGACGTTCTCGGTCTTCTTCATTTGCCTTGCTCCTCTGCCGTGGGCTCCCTGTCCAGCCACCTGCCCGGCCCGTACGTGAGGACGACGAGGTCCATCCGAAAGCCATCGCGATCGAACCGCACGACGAACCGGCTGGCCGTGGCCACCTCGATCACCACCGCCGGTTCGAGCGGCCCCTTGTTGGCGAGATACCCGCGGCGGGCCCACACGCGGGCGCCGACCTTCAGAGGGAGCGGCCCTGATGGCCGGACTGCCGATTCCAAGAATGACAGCTGAGCGCTCATGCCGCCTTCCTCCCGAGCACACGTCGCGTCCTGTCGATCATCTGGTCTTGCCACTGGCGCCGCTGGGCTTCGTCCCATCCCTCACAGAAGCCATGCCCGGCGTGCCATTCGAAGATGTGGTGCTGACGGCAGAGAGGGATTGATGTGCTGTCTGACGCCTTCTTGCCCAACGTTGGGTGCTCGCCAGCGTGGTGGGCCTGGCTTCTCCGTCGGCACGGCTGAATCAGGCACGGAAGCTTCCGCACGCGCGCCAGGTACGCGGGATCTCGGTCGACGTTTTCGCGGCGCGGCCGCAGTCTGCGCGGGTTGATCCGCGTCTTCCGGCGCAGGGGCGTGCGGCTGCGCAGGGGCGACCGTCGCAGCATCAGGCCTTCCCCCGCTTCTCTTCTTCCATCGCCGCCAGCAGGGCCACGTACCCGCACAAGTCGGCCAGCACGTCCTCTCCGGCCGCATTCCCTCTGACGATCCGACTGAGCTTATCGTCGATGCGCACGCGCACCCCTTCGTCGGCCGCCGATGCGGAAAAGATCCTCACGGGATTCGCGACGCTGTCGCCGTAGGCGCGGTTCTTCTCGGCCAGCAGTTCTGAAACGCGGGCCAGGAACGATTGGGCTCTCCCTACGGTGGTCCCAACCTGATTGGCCGGCGGCTCAGCCTCCGTGCTGTAGACGAGCACGCCAAGTCCAATCCGGAGCGCGTGCATCCATTCGCTGCGCATCCCTGGGCTTGGCTCGCGCGTACCAACAGAGATCAGCCTTCCACAGTTTGCGATCTCGCACTCACAGGCCTCGATGGCCGCTGGCTCGTCGTTCGCAAACCTCCCAATCTCGGCCCAGCCGATCCATGGCGCGCGGATGATCCACTCGGGGTGCTTCCGCTCCAGGTACGCGACCCACCGCTTCGCCCTGGCCAGGTTCGCGGGGTCCTGCCCGTAGGGGTGGCTCACCCAAACGACCTCACGGAGGGTCACGCGCGTACCTCGCGTGGCGAGCAATCGAGCGGCATCACAACAGCAAGCAGTCCCCTGCGCTGGTACCCAGCGAGTCCGTAGTTCCTTCCCAGCGTGACGCTGTAGTGAACGTCCAACCCGTCGAGTAGTTTTCCCGCCTTGTCCTGCAGGCAAATGGCCATGCCCGCCCGGGACAAGTAGACGCGCTGGCCGACGTCGGAGTCGCTGCTCGGGATCCGACTTCGCGCGTCTTCTCTCATGGTGACTTCGAGCCCTCTGCCAGCAGTTAGATCGTCCATGCGGCACCTTTCGGTGATGGGCACTCTCTCGAATCCCATCGGACCGCAGCTCTCGTCGACCAAGACCATCGCGAACTCGCACGCCAGCCACTGGGCGCTCCGTGACCACTGGGGGCTCGCCCCAAGCCACGTCCAGTTGTCGCAGCAATCGAGCAGAAATTCGCGCGTAAGAATTCGTCCAGCCATCTGTCGCGATCCTTTCGTCCCAGGGCGCGGCCAACGATGTGCAGTCGTCGGCCGCGCCCGTCGCGTTTGCGCTTACTCGGGCGAGCCCACCAGCAGCGGCAAGGCGGTCTTCTCCCTCACCAGATCGCAGGACATCTTGATCGCGTGGTCGAAGGTCTCCTCGTATCGGTACAGCTCCATGATCCAAACGA